TCCTACAACAACACCTCTGATTTGAGATGCAACATTGTATTGACCGCCACCAATAAAAGCAGAGTTACCTGAAGCATTGTTGTTGAACCCTCCAGCGACTGTTGTTAAAAGTCCTGAAGATGTGTTGTTTTGACCACCGCCAATAACAGCTACAGTCCCGTTGGCAACCTGAGAAGCCAAACCCCTAGCAGTCTGCCAATCCACCGCATTAGCACCACGGGCATTACCACCTGTAGCCGTTGAATCTGTCTGTTGAGCCTGTAGCGCACCAGTACCTTTTGGTTGTAGGACTAATGGGATGTTGGTGTCTGAGCCTTGAGATGATAGAACAGGGGCAGAACCAGAAGCAGAGCCATAAACTTGTAATGTATTGACTGTGCCAACACCACTATCTACAACAAGAAATTGTGTTCCAGAACCTGTTTGAAAAGCATGGCGACTGGTTGAACCAGTACCTTTTGCGACATAAGTTAATCCAATAGAACTATCACTACCTTGAGCAGAAAGCGTAGGTCTTCCACCAGTAGCCGCCCCCGTTACTTGTACATAGTTAACAGCAGAGGCTGTGTGGGCTATTTTTACTTGTTGTGTAAAATTTGTTCCAGCGGTATAGAAATCATGCGCCCCAGTACCTTGCGTTGAATAACTCATCCCAAGGTTTGTATCGCTTCCCCTAGACGCAATGACGGGTAAAAATCCAGTTGCTTGTCCTTGTAGGTGAATGCGGTTTACAGCAGTACCACCGCTATCAATAATTCTTACTTGCGTTCCTGCGCCAGTGTTTAAGTTAATAACACCAGTACCTTTAGACGTTGCGTTTAAATCTATGTTTGTGTCTGAGCCAATAGATGCAAATACTGGGCCAGAACCTGAGCCAGACCCATACATTTGGAAAAAGTTTACAGCCGCAGTAGCAACACGCAGTTCCGAACTTACCGCAACAACTGCCGAAGCTTTGGGGCTTAACACAAGATTTATATTGGTATCACTACCTTGGCTTGAAATGGTAGGATTTCCACCAGTAGCCGCACCAGTCACCTGAACGTAATTGACTGCTGATGCGGTGTGGGAAACACGCATTTGTTCTTGACCTACAAAGTTTGTGTAAAGCCTTACAGCACCTGTGCCTTGTGAACTGATGGCTAAATCAATGTTTCCACTAGCAGAAGCAGAACGAATAAAAGGGCGACCAGTGCTTGAGCCACCAACCATTACAAAATCTGTTGCTGTAGAGCCTGAAGATTCAACTCTAAATTGCGTACCATTGCCAGTACCAAGATTGACGTTACCAGTACCCTTGGTAGTAACATTCAAGTCAGGATTAGTCGCTGTGTCTGTAACATTCAGCGTGTTTGTATATTGGTCAAGATTGATTGTCATATTAGTAAACCAGTTCTACAGTCATTTGCTCGACATATTCTTGAAATTGCTCAGCAGTATTTTTACCAAACCCAAACAGTCTATGAAATTGTAAATGATGTGTATTGCATAGCGTTACACCATTATCTACATCAAACCGCTTTTCAGGGAATATGCCAAAACCATCAAGGTGATGGGCAATCATTGGGTCTTTTCTTATTCCGCAAATTTGGCATAAGTTTTTGTCCCGTTTGTACACGGCATATCGCCATTCATCATATTGGATTGAATTGCGTAGTTGTTCTGCTACAGTGCCTTGGCGTTCTTCTGGAAGTTTCCATGAATGATGTTTGTCACCACGATAAAACTTTGAAGCGCATAAATCACATCTTACTGGCTTGTTATTTTTAGAGTATCTGTAACCAATTTCTATATTGCAATCTGGGCAACGATGCGTCCCACCTTTCCATGTAGGACTGTTTGCACCTTTGCGGTCTGGGTAAACAATGTCGCCATAAGTAATGTGTTTTGGCTTAACATCAATACCCGCTTTTCTAATGGCACGGCTGACTGTCAAACTGGAGCATGGAATAAGCGCAGAAATCATCCTAAATGAAAGGTTTTCATCAATGTATTTTGTGCGTAGCCAAGCCTCATCTTTAAGAAGATGTGCGTTTGGTGAATTGACTTTAGATTTACGCATTAAAACGTGACTTCCACAGTATTTACGCTGGCGACCCATCGTATAGTTGTAGATGCCGCGCCTGTTACTGTTACTGCCAAGCCACCATTCGTAGTGTCAGCAGTTAAAGCGATAACCCACGCAGTAGCCCCTGCTGTAGCCGCCACTCGGTTAATTGCGGGTGTTCCAATCAGCACAGTCGAAGCCGCATTAGCACCTCGCATGATTGCACCTTCAAAAGACCAAGAAGCACCATTAGCCGCACCTGTTACGTTAGCAATGACAGAGCCTTTAAAATAGTATGCAGAGTTGTTGGGTAGGATTACTTGGTTTACACCGCTTGCTGCTGCGCCGTCAGAAGTTAAAACCGTGGCTGTTGCATTTGTGGTTTCCTTACCCAAAATAACCATTGCACCTTGGGAAACACCGTTGACTGCTGCAATTGGAAATTGACACGCGGGGAAAACATAGTACCCAATCAAACCCCTAGCGGTTCCGTACTGACCGCCAGCAATAACAGAGTTTGCACCGTTGCTTTGGTTGTTATTTCCACCAGCTACGCTGTAGTTTCCTGTTGCTGTGTTTCCGTTTCCGCCCACAATTGCCGTAGTAAAACCAGACGCGGTATTTTGATACCCGCCAACAATTGATGCACCAAATCCAGAAGCAGTGTTTCCGTTTCCAATTTGGTAGCCACCGCCTCCAATAAAACTATTGCTACCTGAAGCGAGGTTGCCACTGCCTCCAACAACAGTAGACCAATCCCCTGTCGCACGATTAGAACCAGTACCGCCAGAGGTCGTACCTCCGTAACCTCCGCCACCAATAAAAGAATGCAAGCCACTTGCAATATTATTGCCGCCCCCCACAACAACGCCGTGGGGTGTGTAGAAGCTTAGTGTGCTTGTAGATGAACCGCTTGCGTTTTTAGATAAAGTTAACGCCGTCCCTACAATATTAGAAACGTAAGTGTCACCAGCAATGCTTGTTCCTGTAATGTACTGACCAACTTTGATATTGGCGTTGCTACCAGAAAGAGTCACGGCAGTCGTGCCATTCATGGTTCCTGACTGAGTGGTTACAGCAGAAGCAGATGTTCCTGCGTTGGTAAAACCAGCGCCAATAAAGTTGTAATAGCCAGCAGCAGTATTAGCTTGGCCTCCAAGAATAGAAGAATATGGACTTGAAACTGTATTTTGATAGCCAGCAACAGTTGTATAAGAATTGGATGTTGTATTAAAAGCCCCACCTAAAACAGATGCGCCAAATCCGCTTGTTGTCCCGTTATAGCCACCCACAACAACTGAATAAGCACCTGTTGCTTGATTTCCATATCCGCCACTAATTGTTGAAGCTGTTGCTGAGGCAACTCTTGCCGCCGTATCTCTTGTAGTCTGCCAATCAACAGCGTTAGCCCCACGAGCGTTACCACCAACCGTGGATGACGTAGTAGCCTGTGCTTGTAATGCACCAGTACCAGCAGGTTGAACAAAGAGTGAGCCGTTAGACTCTAATCCTATTGTTGATACACCTGAAAAGGATAGGGTAGGAGTTCCGTAAACTGCTGTTGTGGTTGTGGCTGTATATGTTCCAGCAGAAGAACTAATTTCAAGTTGTGCGCCCCAAGCAAAGATACCACTCGTTCCATTGCCAACATATGACACAGCACCAGAAGCATCTAAAAGTTGAACAACTGGTGCTACAGCCGTATTACCGCCAATGCCAGTAATAGAACACCTATACCAACCACTTCCAACAGATATTATTGCAGAAGAAGTATTTGCCCAACTACCAGAACTTACTACAGAACCAATTTTTGAACCTGTAGATAAATCAAAATCTTGATATATATCTCCAGTAAGTAAGTCAGACATATCAACTCTGACTTTTGTCCTTTCTGATGCTTTTGCATACATAGAGTAAGTAACTGGGATAATTCTCCCAAGGCTTACTGCTTGACTTCTGCCGTGTACGCCAGTAGCAGATAATTCAAAAATTTTAGAAGCGTTAGAAGTTCCTGTTGGTGACGTTGCCGCATTTGCAGTTGCACCTGTTCCAGCAGAACCAGACGTAGCCCAAGTTACAGTAAAGTTTTCACTTTGTAAAACTAAGTTCTGTCCTGTACCAGTAAGCACTTCTGTCTGAGCAGTGAACGTAGTAAACGTACCAGCCGCAGGGGTTGTGCCGCCAATTACCGTGTTGTTTATTGTGCCGCCTGTGATGGCTACATTGGCTGGATCGTATGAATCGGTGTTGTCTACCTTCTGCCAAATAGAGCCATTAAAGATAGCCCAGTCACCAACCTGCCAGTCGGTAATGCCGTTCAGATTGGTTGTGCCTGCTACGTCAACAACGTAGTAATACCCTTGCACACCTACACTGCTAGTTAATGTAGGCGTGTTTGTAGATGCGTTCCAAGTCCCTTGGTATCCAACAAGGCCGACAGAGCCAGCCGATGCCCAACCGGTTCCAGTCAGAACATAGCCCTCTTGCCCAGCTAAAGGCTGTGGAACTTCACCTTGTATCCCGTCAGTTGACGCTGTGGGAGCGGTAAAGGTTCCAAAATCTACTATACCCGTGTGTGGGGCAATAGACATTTACAAACTCGCTATAAATGCTTGGTGTTTAGCCAATAAATCTGCTTTGATTACTGCAATTTCTGCATTAGCCGTATCTAGTTCTGCCTTCGCTTTTTCAAGTGCTTGCAGTTTAGACGCATACTCAGTCATCTGATCGTTTGCACTTTTTTGGAGTGCGGCTGCACCAGCCATTGCTTTTTGGGCATCTGCAAGTTTTGCTTGTGCTTCAGTATCAGCGGCCTGTGCTTTGGCTGTCAGCGCATCCGCTTTAGCTTGTGCAATCTTAACGAGTTCTGTAGCCTGTGCTTTAGCATCCGCTATTGTGCTTGCTGCCTCTGCTGATGCTTTTTCTAACGCTGCTTGTGAATCAGCCGCATTTTGAGCAACCGTATCACGCAACTTTAAAATCTCATCTGCAGGAGCCACCAACTCAATATACTTTTTGTTCTCAGCCGTCGCCGCTTCTAATGCGTCTACTTTTGCTTTATAAGCAGCGGGGTTGGCAACAACCGTGAGCAGATCCATAAGCTGGCTTGAACCACCACCGCCCATTGGTGTTCCGTCTTGGTTATACGTGGTCATGATAATCCTCCGCCACCGGCTTGGATAATGGTCAATGTTGCAGAACCTGTAGTGCCAGTGTCTAAAACTAAACGAACACCTGTGCAAGGATACGCAATGTTTCCGTTAAAGTTCGCTGTTGCTGGTGTTCCAGAAGGTGTGGACGGGTGATAGAACCATGTTGCTGAAGAGGGAGTAAATCCCGCAGCAAATACATCGTCAAACGTGTATTGAACATAGGCGTTCACCGTTCCAGTAATTACCAATGCAAGACCCCAATTTGCAGGGGATACATAGGTATCTACTGGATAGACGTTGGAGTTACCGACTCCCCTAACGGTTAGTCTGACTGGGCGCATTTTACGCTCCTATCAGACTTGGCTGGGGTTAGCTGAGCCGTTAGATTCACGCACGACGTACACGCATGTAATCGTAGCAGCACCGCCACTAGCCGTACCAGCGCAAGCGTAGATTGATTGGATGACCAAATCAGTTGAGCCAACGTTCAGATATGTGCCGATCTGTGCGCCTGTAACAGTTACAGTTGCACGGCCCACAGCCAAAGGTGTAGTAGTTGCACCGCCAACGGTGGCTAAAGAAGTGCCAGCAGCAGTTTGAATAGTGATTGTGTTACCAGTAGTACCAGCGTAAGCGGTGGTAATGTCTACTAGGAACTCTAAAATTTGTGCGCCAGCAGGTAAAACAAATTCTGTAGTAGCAGTGGTGTCGCTAACAGTGGTCTGGCCAGTCTGTGTAACAACAGTTGCGCCCATGTTGCGAATCGTGCCAGCAGTAGTGCCAGTAGTGTTTTTAACAGTGCCGAGCAGCCAAGGGCCAAGGTGTGATGCGAATCCCATGATATTTCCTTACATACAAGTTAAGTGCATCAATCTGTATGTCGTCAGCCGGGACTGTTTGATGCACCGGTAAATCCCGGATTACTGTGTTTATACCACTACGCTTACTTGGGCGCAACAAGTTTGTTTGATTTCTTTAAATTTTCTTCTTGCGTGATGACGCGCAGGTTCCACGGGACATGCAAGCCACAGACTTCATGCGATTGCAATGGCACGATGTGGTCGACCACGTATTGTTCGCCAGTGGTCTTGGACATGGTAATGGCTATCTGATAAAGCTGGCGTATTTCAGATTTTTGTTTGTGCGTCAGCCACGGCGGGGTGGCATCACGAAACCGACGACGGCGAAAACTGGTAAGTGTTTTGTACAAGTCAGGGTTACTTTGCTTGTACTTATTCTTGTACGCCTGTTTTTCTGTTGTGGGACGTGCTTGTGCGCGGGCAATAACCTGTGCCCTATTTTTCTCATAATACCGCTGTTTAGCTTCTCCACCTGCATCTGACTTGTTGTACTGCTTGAAGTACTCCGCGCGGTTGCTACTGCCTTTTTCCCACTCAACTTTTAAACATTCTACACACGCGCCTTTGGTTTTGCGTGCAACTATGTGCCCGTGCTTGCAAGGCTGTCCAGTGAAATAATACTTGGCACCAGTAGCTTTAGCTTCGGCGCGGGTCTTGGGCAAGTTGGTAGTGTCCACGTTAGCTCCTGTGTTACGACACAGGTAATATACCACAACCAAAACAAAAATCAACACCCAAAGAAAAAGGGCCCCGAAGGGCCCTTTTAGTAGTACTTTTGGTACTAATTTCAGGATGTACCGGGTGAACCGAAGACACCCAGAGGGTCAGACCAGCCAAAGCTGTAACGCTCACGGGCCTTGTAACGGACGTTGCCGGTATCAAAATCCCCATCCATTGAGTTTTGCAATGGAGTACGTTCGAAGTGCTTCAAACCGTTAGGTACATCTGTACACAAGAACCAAGCATTATTGTCGGTCAAGAAGTGGTTAACGGTGTAGCCTTCAGGGATAGAACCGTTATTCTTGAGCGCGTTAATGTCGTTGTCGGTTGTGCCAACACGCAAAGAAGTCTCAAGCAAACGAGTTGCAACGAACATCAGTGCAGGTGGAACAATCAACTTACGTGGCTTAGCAGCGATCAACAGACCGCGCTCATCAGTCCAAGCGGCGATTTGAATAACGGCGTTCTCAAGAGAAGTTTCGTTCAAATCAGCGTTTGTTGATGGACGGTTGCTGTTAGTAGCGCCGTTGACCAAGGGGTGTGCAGTGCTAAACAAAGCAACGCCGTCGCCACCGGGATAAGCGGCAGAGAAACCATTGTTGATAACGTTTGCAGCTTTAACCTGCTTGGTGTAAGACATAGCGCGAGCCAAGGCTTTGGTGTAACGAGCAGACAGGCTGTCATACAAGTTATCTTCCACAGCTTCTTCCGTGATGGAGAAGCCTAGAGCAATAGTCTCGTGGTTGTAACGTGCTGTGAAAGCTTCCTGTGCATTGTCATAAGCGATGGCAGAGCCCTCACTCTTAACAGGTGCAGCAGAGAAACCAGACAGTTTTGTCTCTTCTTCAAAAGAACGCTCAGATTTCTCTGTTTCGTAGAGTTCTTTGTGCTCTTCGCCGTAACGAGCGTACTCCAAACCAAACAAAGCGTTCAGGCCCGGGAGGAGTTCTTTAAGTAGTTGTGCGCGTGAAATAGCCATTTTAAATTACTCCTTAAGCAATGCTGGTGCCAGCATAGTACTGATGCTGACCAAAGTTAATTTTGACCAAGATCTCTGGGTACTGCACGAGCACTAGCGTAGAGCTGGCACCAAACGCAACAGCGGGAGCTTGATTCAAAATAAACGATGTAGCACCGGCAGATGCGGCGGTGTCGACAAAAGAACCGGAAGAAATGTACTGTCCATTTGAATCCAGCGAACCAACGTCTGTACCAACAGGCAACGCGAACGGCAAAGCCGAGCAAGTTACGGTAGCGGTAGAAATGCTGGTATAAGTTACTGTACCTAAAGTAACAGCCGTGTCAGTCACCAAACCAAGCACGCGAACGGGCAAGGAAGAGGTGGTTGCAGGAGTGTCGCTCGGTGCAAGAATGGCATTTTTAGAGTTGCCAGTTGCAGTGCTACCTGTGTTGTTAATCATGGCCAAGTTTTGGCCAATCATGGCGCGAGCGCCAGAAGCAACAGCAGTAGTAGCAGAACAAACGACACCTTTAAACACCGTGTCAGGATCATCACAAACAATCGCAACAGCGTCACCAGCTGCAGTTGATGCAGGCCAGTATTGCTGGAATTGCTTTTGTTTTGTAACGGGGTTAGTAAACGAGCATCCCAAGAAGATACCTGTTTGATTGCCTGCTGTGCCAGTAGACACAGACAGACGCACGATTTCACCACGAGACAAACCTACGTAATCGCCGTAGAAAATGTTTGTGGAGTAACCGTTAGTAATCGGATACTCACGAGTAGAACCCGCAAATACCTGACCTCCGATCAAATTGATCGGTTTTAGCCCGTAAGGGGCGTCGATAACCGGATAAGCCATAAAAGACTCCTATGTTTATTTAGAACCAGAACCAAACCCATTTCCGCGTGTTGAAGTCGACTTGCGGTCGGAAAACAACGGCATCCTTGGGTCATTATTTCGCATGAAGTGGTTGTCCACTGAGTCCATCTGGTTTTGAGCTTGATTGCTGTAGTACTCCGCCATTGCAGCCAACTGACCCTTATGAATCTTGCAAAGCATAAGTCCGCCAATCTCAACGTTGCCAGTAACGGGGTGTCCCTCAATCATCAATTCCGGATGGTCTACTGCCTTAACCGGTACCCAGCCGTCGCGAGTCTTGCGAGACACGTTGGTTGGATCAGCTTGTCCCAGAACATGAGTCGCAATATAGCGGAACTCAAAATCTGGATCAGGTGTCGGATCGGGCAGGGCACTCGACGGTTTGTAAACGTATCGAGTTTGTTTTTCGCGTGTTTTTAAATCACGTTGTGTGCGGTCTTGTGTTTCAGCCATTCTGTCTCTCCAGTTTCATCACTTCAGCAGCATACTGCTGCGGGGTTAGTCCATACTTTTTAGCCAACGCAACTTGCGTCGTAGTTAGCTTCACCTTTCCTGCACTCGTAGAACGAGACGCAGAAGCAACGACCGTGGAAGGCTTCTTGACTGCCTCACCAGACCTTTTGTCTCGTGATCCACTGAAAATATCAGGGAACGTCGACCTCATGCGAGCATCAATCTGCTCGAAGTATTCCTCAGAGCGGGGGTCAACCCCGTTTGTGACTAGTTTTTGATGCAGCCCTAGTGCGTAGCTGGTGTATTCTTCAAACCCTTGTGTCCCGAACCACTGGTTTTTAGCCTGCCAGCGCAGAGTTTTTTCGTCCGGTTCAGCCTTCACAGGCTGGGTTTGTTGAGTTTGTACCTCAAAATTTTCTTCCTGTAAAGGGGCAGGACGATAATTTTTTGTTTGTTCAACTTTTATTTTGGCATCCATCACCGCTTCTTGAGCTTCAATGATGGCGTCCGTGTCAAAAGACTCCTGTGCTGCTTTGAGTTTGCGACGCGCCATGTCCAGTTCGGAATCGGCACGCTGTTTAGCACCCTCAATTACTGCTTCCTGCCCAGTATATACGTTTTGTTTAAGTCTTTTGTTTTCTTCTACAAGATGTTGTGCAAGACGCTCAAGCTCTTGTTTCTCCCGCATCGTAGCTTCTTTGACTCGGCGCTCGTCGTGACGGGCGTGCGTCAGCTCTTTGATTCGGTTCTTCACCTTGTCGGAGTACGACTCAATTTCTTCGTCAGTTGGATCAAGAACTTCTTTGTCCAAGGGCTTGCGGCCCCTGTCACGTTCAGGCGTGTCGTCTTCAATTTCTATGTCAACTTCGCCTTCCACCTCAATTTCAATCTCGGGCGGGTTCTTGTCTTCAATTTCGTCTGGGAACTTATATGGTTCAGCCATTTTTACTCCTTCAAGCGTGGGTTATTCCACGAGGGTCTTGCACAACAGCATCAACTTGGTCGTCGTTGATGAGACGGAACTCTTTGCCATAGATCTTGACTCGCGTACCAGAATACGTACGTACAAGCACAAAATCACCTTCTTTGCACCATGCTCCTGCGGGGAACTTGGCGGGGTCTTTATACGCATCTGGGCCGACCTTCATCACAAACAGCACGGTTGTAGAGTGCTCTTCCTGACGCATGGTGGCTGTCGGTTTGTATAAATCTGTACCTTCAATCTTTTCAGAGACATCTGGCACAGCGCACAAAATCTTCCAACCTGTGGGGTCGGGTAGTTGTCGTGCTTTTTCTTCGTCCGTAGCTTCTGGGGCGGGTGCCGCCATCGGCTCGATAGTTTCAGGCAGTGCAAAAGCACCGGGAGACAAATCAAGATTACTCATCTGATTCTTCAACTTTCTGCAGCAGGTCGATTAGATAACGCTCTGCGAGTGCTAGACCCGAAATAACACCACAGAGTTTTTGATATTCTTCAAATGATCGACACGAACCGCCTGCGAGATCGTCGGCGTAGTTGTTCATGTCAGTGCGTAATTTTTCGCGCAATACGCGTGCGAATTCTTGGATCATTTTCTAGAACCTTGGTTCCTGCTGTTTGAGAGCGCAGCAGTTCGCGCTTGTAAATCCATCTGGGCTTTACTCTTTGCAATGTCAGTGCCCAGCTGCACGCCTGCACGCTCTTGCTCAAACTGCTGTTTAGATTTACTTTCGTTGATCTGCGCACCAACCTTAAGAGAGTCAAGCTCCAAGTTGCCTTTGACTTTTTCTTCTTCCAACGATTGTTTGTCGGAAGCAATGGCGGCGTCGATCATCATCTTTTGTTTCTTCAACTCCAGCTCGCCTTGTTTGATCTGCAACTCCTGCATCTGAAGCTGCAAGACTGGGTCTTGTGCTTGTTGCTGTGCTTGTTGCTGGGCAGCTTGCGCTTGGTTCTGCATCAACACCTGATTGGCCGCTTGAGCCATCATTGCCGAGAGCGCAATCTCCACTTGTGGTGGCAACTTCTCGTCTTCGGGTGGCAGGGGCATGCCCAACTGCTGCTCGATCTGCTGGCGCATTTTGTAGCCAACGTGCTCTGCAATGTGCGCAGTAAGTGCACCCATGATCTTGGGAGCCTGTGGGTTCTGGCCAATAAACTGCTGAATCATCGGGTCTTGCAACATCATCATGTGCACTTGGATATGTGACTGATGGTCTTGGTACAGGAACGCTTTGAGCGGTGTGCCCTTGAGTGCGTTCTGATTCTCTTGCACTGGATCAATCGGTTTCTGATCGTCCTCAATCGGTACAAGTTTTTCTGCATTCTTGATACCCAACACGTCCAGCATCCCGCGATGCAGCTCTGGCAAGTTGTAAATGTCTGGAGCCATCTGCGCCATCTGAATCACAGCTTGGTACTGCACCACTCGCTGGCTCATCGTCGCCGCATTGGGGTCAGACACAGGGATCACGTCCACCAAGTCATAGTCCGCTTGTTTAGCTTTGCGGTTGCCGTACTCTGGATCGTACGTGTAGTCTGGATCAGTGTAGTCACGGATCAGGTTCTTCAAGAGTTTTAACTCTTGCTTCAATGCAAAGTGCACACGAGCCTGCACAGCGGACATCACCTTAAGCTGTCTCTCTAGCAACGCCAGCGTTGTACCCACGGGCGCGTTCGCGCTCATGTCGGAGACCTTCATGTCTGAGGTAGATGCGAAGCGGCGGCCTTCTTCAACAATGTTGTTGAGCAAGTTGTATAGCGTAGCGCTTGGCTCTTTGTATGGCAGGGGCAGGATGTTGTCCCGAATGTTGCCAGAACCAATGTCTACATCTCGCCACTCTCCGGGGGCAATCGGTGTGTCATCACCTTTAATCCGAAGGCCACGGGACTTAAGTCCGCCCGGTAAGTTTGACAGTGTGCCCGCATCCACCAACTGGCGCATGAGAGATGTTGCAGATTTGGCAAAGCCGCCGATGAGGTGGAACAAGCCAAAACCGTAGGCTCCGAAGCCGGGGATGTATTGGTAGTGGACGAAGTGCTGGCGCTTAAGTTTGAGGTCATCGTCTTCTTTCCAATTTCTACGAATCGACAAGATGTCGTTCGTGCCTTTGATGATGGTTACAACATAGGGCAGCATGATGCCCGTCTTCTCACCCTCTTCGTCCTCGTCTTCGTAGCCTTCAAGGTCTAGGTCAACGTGGCACTCAAGCAAGATGTAGCGCTCATCGTTCAGGTCGCTAAAGCCTGTCTCTTTATCTTTGGCTTTCTGAATTTCTGTCTGCTCACGCGTGGGGTCAGACAACTCAACGTCATCAAGATAAAACCCTGACTGCTGAAGCTTAATAATCTCGTTCTTTGTTTTACGCATCACATGTGTGACGCGGTGGCATGTATCTAAATCTGTCGCGCCGTACGGGAGGATGATGTCTTCTGCAGGAATAAACATCGAGACTTGACGTCCCAAGCTGGGATCAAAGTACACCTTCTTAAACGCGGAACCGGTAGCGGGAAGTGACCACAGCATGCGCTCATGCTCAGCGCGGAACTCCACCATGTTCTCTGTCAACTCAAAGTTCATGTCTTCTTCAACGTTGGCCGCTTTCTCCCTTGTCTCTGGGGAATCTTTACCAACTATTTTTGTACGCACAGGGCCACGCGCAGGGAACGTCTCGGTAATTGTCTCGGCTTGGAAGCGAACAACCGCTTCTGTAATCATGGGGTGGAACACGCCGCACGCACCGTTCCAAGGTTCTGTGCGCTCCTCCATCTGCAGGCCCAGCAGTTTCAAACCTTCAACGTAAGACTTCTCCCACTCTTTGCGTGATGCTTTGTCGTTGTCAATATCACCTGCCAAGTCTCCAGCAAGTGACTGCAAGACGCTAGCAGAAACGTACTCGGCCAAGTTATCGGCAAAGCCTTCTTCCGTATCGTCATCCTCGGGAGTCATTGTGATCTCCAAACCATCCATGCCAATGGTGACTTCTTCGGGATCAACGATCTCGATTTCAATGGGGGACTCTTGCTCTGCAAGTGCGTCGATGCCAACGGGTTGTTGGTACAGCGCTTTGTCGATATTCGTTGCCATGTTGTTCCTTAATAGTATGCCGCTTTGCGCCCATAGTTGTACAGCCGGTCTTCTTTCTCGTCAGAGTCGAGAGCAATAAACCCACCTTGCCTGTACCGCAATAGCGCTTGTGTTGTCGTATCCACGTAGTCGTCGTGCTCCCCAACGGGGAACGCCGCTATCTCTTCAATCACTTCCCGTGCCCAGCGTGTGTCGGGTGCCCAGACTTTACCACTGCTGAATAAATCTGCAACCGCGTTCACACGCACCATCTTGTCGTTGCCCCGAGACGGGCTGAACTCCTGCACCGGTATGCCAGTGGCTCTAAGTTCTTGTATCAGTGGTGCGCCAGCTGCCTTTTTCTCCACAATGAACGCGTCTGGTTCCCACTCTTTCCAGTGTTTGAGCGCCACGGCCTTAAGTTCTGGAAAAGCCATCCGGTCTTTAAACGCGTCGAGCAGGATAAGTTGGGGCGAGTCATTCTCTTCCTCGTTGTAGAACACGCCCCATGTGGTGCATGCTGAATAGTCCGAGTTGTTCTTGGTCTCAAACGCCGTGTCCCACGACTGAATGATGTATTCACACTTTGGAGGGTCGTCCTTCTCCCAGCTACGCCACATCCTGCGCGAGATGACAGCGCTGTTCTCAGATGTGGGCTGCTGCATGTACTGCGCGTTCCAATAACGCGGGTCAAGCGACGCTTTCGTAGACTTAAGTGATGTTAGTGGCCACTGCTCTGGCCAAAGTGACTTCTCGTCCTCTGTGTCCTCGTTCAGTATCGCAGGCAGCTCCACAATATCCCACGGAATCGCCTCAGGATTCTTAGACTGGTAGTCAATTAAGCGTCCAGTCAAGTCCAAGAGCGACCACCTAGTCATAATGACTATGATCGCCCCGCCCGGCATCAAACGTTGGAGCGGGCCTGTCTGGAACCACGACCATGCGGTGTCAAAAGCCAGTCTGCTATTTGTTTTAACGTCCTGCTCGGAATGAGGATCATCAATAACGAACAAATCAGCACCACGACCAGCAAGAGCGCCCCCGACACCAGCAGCATAATACTGACCGCCAGCGCTTGTAGACCACTTACCAGCAGCCTTTTGGTCATCTGCAACCAACGTCTGAGGAAAAACATCACGGTACTCCTCCGAATCAATCAAATTTCGCACCCGCCGACCGAAGTCCTCCGACAGACCCGCAGTGTGCGTGCCCATGATGATCTTCTTGTTGGGGTATTTGCCCAGAAAGTACGCAGGGAACAGGTACGAGGAGAACTCAGACTTGCCCATACGAGGCGCGATGTTGATAATCACCCGTTTTTTCTGCCCCTCGACCACGTCCGTGAAGATTTTTGCCAGTTTCCTGTGGTGCGGGCCAATCTTAAAGCCGGGATACACAGATGTAGCAAAACCCAACATGTTTGTTTTGGCCGCTTGCAGACTGGCGCGGCGTTCGCGCACCTCTAAATCATCGAGCAATTCAATCTTGTCGTTCAAACTCATGTACGGAAGCGCTTTTTGTATAGCCTCCAGCTCCACTTTGCTTATCGACGTGAACTGTTCAAGATTCATCTGTGCTCTCTGACCCATCATTCTGCACAAGTGGGATATCTTCTGGGCGCTCGGAAACGTCCACCACGTCTATCACCCCCATGAACTTGGCCAACTTATCTTTGATGCGCTGCTCAACTTCAGCGTCACTCATCTCAATCTTCTTGACCTCAATTTGCTCAGTAAACAGCCCGACTTCCGTGACTTTACCTAGCGCGATCAAAGCTTTCAGGCGGATGTTGGCGTTGGGGGACTTAGTCTCTTCAACCAGCTTGGCCACTGTGTAGCCCCGGATCTCCTGCGCCATATCAATAAACTGCCAGTCATAGGCCGCCAACATGCCTGTCAGATGTCTTACAGCAGGGGGAGTCTTAAGTTCAGCAAGAGAAGCTTTTTGCTCCGTGGTATCTGCGTTGGTGGTGAGCGTGTTGAATGCTTTTCGTGCAGCTTGTGTTTGTTGCTGATCCGCAACAGAGGCGTCATCTTCTACGCCTAACTCTGCTAACCACTGCTCTGTGGCTACTTGCGCAGACAGCAAAGCTTCTGGCTCCGCGTCGTCCAACTTTTCAAACCCATCCCGAGAGGTGACCTCAGGTTCAAAATGCACCAAGTGATCTAACATGCGTAGGAATCCTTTTCAGTTGCTTCCTCGTTGGCGCTAGTGTACACTTCTTTTCGGCGAGTGCGCAAGCATTTGCTTCTCCTCGATGGTTTCAGTTGCCATCTTTACCCCCGGAACGTCTGCAGATGCCCGGGGGTTTTTTTTGCCTCGAGGTTTTTCCAAATTTTTATAAAATTTTACGGGGGTGCTGTGTTTTTATACAGTATTGTGATTCCGGATTTTTTAAAAATTGAATCGTGGTTACGAAACAGTGTTCACACCATGACGCCACGGCACGGCTCAATAGGGCTTGGTGGGGGTAGGGTGGGGGTCAAGTGTGGTCAAGTGACCACTGTCAAGTGGATACGGCAACGACTTGTGGTATACTAGATGCATCGGTTGGGGATTGCCTAGCCGATTGGTTGCCTCGCCCATTGCGAGGCTTTTTTATTTAGGAATCAAATCATGAACAAGCAATACGCAAAGTTCCTCGCATCACTTCGCACCGCACTCACAGCCAACCGAAAGGCTGGTGAGGCCCTTGCAGAGTATCGACCTATCTACAACAAGCTAGCACCAGAGTCACAGTTCGTGGTGCGCTTGGAAGTAGCAGGCGAGATCGCTGACGCCTTTGAGTGCGAGGTGCGTGAGAGTGTGTATCGTGGCGAAAAGACCATAGCCTTCGATGGTGATCGCAAGAGTGATGCACGCAATGCGCTTCGCTACTACTTCCCTGTGAAGTCTGACTCACGTGGTTCGAACAACAAGGCAGACCCAGTAGCTGACTTGCTCAAGAAGTTCAACGCACTGAGCGCAGGTGAGAAACGCCGTTTCTTGAAGGCAATCTAATTGTGGTCATTTGACCACAGTTTTTTCGGAGAGCACAACGGGCGAGGTCTGCCCGTTGTTTCATTTACTGTCAATCTAAGGAATCACTATGACAACCAAAGAACTACAACAACTTGTTCGTGAGTACATGAACGAGCCTGACCACAACAAAGCCGCCGTTCTCTACGAACGCATCATCAACGAATACGACAGCCTCGGCAAAGTCGTCCCCTTCTAAGGAATCATCATGAGCAAATCATCTAAAAACAAACACTACGCCCTCTCTCAAATGAAAGAACTGCGTGCAGAGTTCGTAGCCATGCGTGACAAGTGGGAGAAAGACCCACGAGCAGTCATGCAATACAAAGCGCAACTGCGTGAGCAGAAGGCGAAAGAGTCCATCAATGAGTGGGAACAAATCAAGCGTGAGTCCAAACAACTGCGCCTCCTCTAAGTGTGGTCAAATGACCACAATCAATCTCTCCACAACGTGTTGTGGAGAAGTAGGGTAAAAGTGTTGTTTTTTCGCACATACCCACCACTTGACACAACTGGACACACACGAGGGTATCCCGCAACCCGCATGGATACTAGCGTTCAGCGTACACACGTCCACAATACCTATATATATAAATACAATTTTCATTTAGATATATATATCTGTATGTTGCTGGGTGTGTCTAGTTGTTCAAGTTTTTATCTTAGTCTTAGTGTTCTTGAAAAATGGTGGGTATTGTGGTCACATCGAGTGCAAACCCGCGTGTATACTACGTTTGACCTCGTCATCCACAAGTGGGCCACCTGTGTTGACTGGTGGGCCAGTTACAAAACCAAGTGGGCCAGTTAGCCCCAACCTGTAAGGATAAAGTATGCAAATCAAAACGTGCGCTAAATGTGGGGAGTCGCGCCCCCTCAAAGATTTCACGTACCTTGCCACGTATGCACAGTCAAAAGCATGGGGTCGAGCAGGCAATGTGCGTATGGAGTTAACCTCCAAGAACTGCAAAGACTGCCGCCCCAAGCGCAAACCAGTAGCAAAGCTCAGCGCCAAGGAGATACACAACAGGGTTCAGACAGGCGACATGAACGCACTCATGGCCAAGCACCTCAGAGAAAAGCAAGCTCAAGATGAGCACAACAAGCAAGCTATCGCATCACGCAGGCGATGGCTCAAGGTATGGAAGGCAGAGCTAGCCGAGGCACTCAAGCCCATCACATACGAGATCGTCAGCGCCCGTAACGCATGGATGTACGCAAGGCGCAATGGTTACGTAGACAAGGCCACGTTCTACCATGAATACATGGGGATGTTACAGCTAGCCAAGAACAGGGTCGAGTTCAATCATGCGTTACGCCCACGCCGACCTGCTAGCGCAAGGTGGGCGGACTACATAGACGATGCCATCTTTGCGAAAACACGCGAGATGTGGGCGGTGCTACCGCCTGTATATAAACACAGCAAGATACCCTTGCTGATAACGTACCGCCCCGATGGGGAGTAAACCGAATGTGGTCAATTGACCACAATGCCGCCAGTCATTCACTGGCAAACAACTTAGGGAGAAGTAAATGAAACTAACACAAGACGAACTATGGGATTTGTCCGAGATTGCTTGGGCTCACGCTCAACACAACGACGAAGACCCCGAGTACTACGACAAGTTCGAGGCATTGCATAAGAAACTTACGGCAATGGCAATAGCAATCAGAGACAAAGAAGGAGTAATCAAATGAAAAGCATATGGATAGCGGTCGGTCGTGATGCCGACTTCGGAGAAGATCACACAGTCGAGGACATGTATGTGTTCGAGTCATCGTTCGACGCACACAAGTTCATCAGGGGCATCAAGCATTACATGGACATACCCGAGAAGATACGCAACCAAGACTGGTCGGTAGAGGAGCACCCTATAAACGAGAACAAGATCAGCGCCTTGTTGAATTTTCACAGCACCCACAAGGAGGATACAAATGGTGATAACTAAGCCAACTAAAAAGAGTTGGGTTGAGTATGGTATGGACAACCCGTTCATATTCAAACCCAAGTACATCAAGTTCAGGCCACCACGCATCAAGCCTATCAAAGAGGACGACTACCAACTGCTCGACTTCTTGATGTGCTTTGCGGCATACGACGTGAAGGGGTTCGCCTCGTCCGAGTTCACGGCGGGTAGTCTCAGCTACCTACTACGCACCTATGGCGAGAGCTTCACGCTCATGGGACACAACATCTACAAATATCACTTAACGGAGATACGCAATGCATACGCTGTGGCAGAAATTTGAAAGGGCGGTGGTCTTACTAGCCATCATTGTTTTAATTCTTGATCTGTTCTATTGGAGAGGAGGCTAATACACAAGGAACACTCATCAGTCATTGTGGTCAATT